CAAATCTCCAATGGGTATTTTCGTCGCCCAAATCTTTAAGTAACGAAATATCAAGCTCGCCGGAATTTAACGTGCTTGTGGTTGTTACAACGTGCCCCTCGACACGGGTTTGGTAAGAAATTTCAATTCCCGATTCTGTAAGCGTTACTTTAGATTCTAGCCCGCCTTGCGTTCTGCTAATTGAAATTTCGTCCGTTGCCATTTTAACAACGCGGGAAACTTGCGGTCCCCTTACTGCAACTTCAATTCCGTTGTCGTTTTCGGTTATGGTAAAGCGGTCAAGCGTTCCGGCGGTTGGCGGCTTTGTATAAGTCGAACCCTCGCCGTTCAAAACAAACGTTTTTCCGTTTGGTCCGGCAAGCGTGATTTCCTGCAAATTTGTATTTGCCAAAAATGCGGCAAGCATTTGAAGGGTGAGCGCCTTTGAGCGATGCCCTTGCGGGTTGCCGGGTTGGGTTAGGAGGAAAAGGTCTTGGAGCGTCAGTTGTTCAGCACGCGGGAGCATCGAAATCGGAAGCGGTGCGTCCGGGATTGTGCGTTCGTAATTTTGCGGCATGGTTTAAGCCCTCCTTAATCGTGGTCGCTTACTGCAACGTTAGTTATTGCGGCAAACAACCGGGAATTTATTTCGCTTTCCGGCGTGAGCGTTGGAAACTTTGTTTGGATTGTTGCGGCGGATAAGTTGTTTGCGTCCATGTTGTCAACCCTAAACGCAACGCGCGGAATGGAATTTAGGTTTTCGGAAGTTGCATTGCCAACAACCTTCCCGCCGTTCATGTTTGAAATTAGCACAAGATAATACATCTTGTTGCTCTTTAGCTGCACCGGGTTTTCGTCCTCGTCTAAAGCAACTTGCGTTATTGGTGCAACATGAACGCCGCTTGTTGCCAGCATTGAAGCAAAATTATCGGTATTTGCAACCCAATGAATTTCGTTGGTTAGCATATCATAGCGATAAAGAGCGAAATACGCGCTTGTTACGTTGCCGTCCGTTTGGTTTGTTGCAAACAAGATTTTAGAATGCGTTGTGTTTAGCGGCTGGTCCATGTTTGGATTAAACAAGGTCGCCTTTGCAAACAAATTTCCGTTTCCTTGTATTGTTTGCCCGGAAGTAATTGCACCCAAATCTAGCGTATAAACAATTTTAGAACGCACTGCATCAACAACGTCTTCGGCTTCGCCCAACGCAATTTCTTCAATTTCTTCAACGTTTACACCCAACGGGTCATCTTGCGTGCCAGTGCCGGTCAAGGAACTGTCAACAAAAACGCCGCTAATACCGCCGGGCAAATCGTCCACCGTCCAGCCGTTGCTCGTAACTTCCCAAATTTCACGGGAGCCATCCGGGGCGCTATAAATGAAGTGATAAACGCCGCCCGCAAGGGTTTCGGAAAGAGGCGCAATGGCAACGCCGCCCGATATTTCACGCGCTGCAAAAACAAGTTTAGTTTCAAGCGCCGTTGCAATTTGGGCGGAGGTGGTTGTGCCATAGGTTGCAACAAAAATTTCCGGCGGGTCGGTAAAGTCCTCTAAAGGAACCTTGAGCGTTTGCTGGTTTGGAATGGCAACGGGTACAAACCCGCCTTCAATTTGGTTTCGGTGGGCTTGCATAAGCGCCGAAATTTTAACCTTGTTTTCTTCTGCCATGTTTTACTCCACAATTAAAATTTCATCGTTTTCCGTTGCAAGTGCAACATCATTTTCCGTGGTCAGTTCATACCCGCTGAAAACCGGGTGCCAATCAATTACAAAGGGCATTCCATTATCTTCATTAACAAGATAATACGCCTCGGCAATTTGTTCGTCCCCGGTGTATTCGCCGATTAAAAATGTTCCGCGTGCAAGCGACGCGCCGCTTGTCATGCTTTCACCCTCAAGCGGGGTAAAATCAACCGGGGTAAATCCGTCCACAACAAAGTAAAGCCCGGCGGGGTAATCGGGGAAAAGCCCAATCCGTTCCTTCCCGGTTATAAACTGCAAAACGCGCCGCAACGCTTCCGGGGTTGGCAAGCCTACAAGGGAGCGCCCAATTCCAATTCTTACCCGGTAACTTTCGTCATCTTCCCCAACGTTGCGGGAAATGCCAACAATAGCGCCCAAGTAATCAAGCGCCGGTCCCATTGCATCGGCAAGGCTTAACGCTTGCAAAATTTCAAAAAACGCAATTTCAAGGTCATCGCATTGCTTTAAAATTGCGTTAATTATGCCCAAAAGACGGGAGCTTTGTTTGTACTGCTCCGGCGTGTACTTGCTGCACAAATCTTTATAGGGTATTAACGGCGTCATGGTTTGTCCCCTTTAGCTTTGCTGCACCAGTGCAATTCGGTCAAGGTCAACGGCGGCGTATTCAAAGCGGGCAATGGAAATATCGTTCGTTTGATAGGAAGGCGTTCCGTTCGCTTCGTTTGTAACCGCAATTTCAATCGTTGCAGCCCCAACGCCTTTAATAAAAGGCGGGTAAAGCGCGGAGTAAATTCGGTCGCGAATTACATCCTTGCCCATGCCGTATTCCTTTTCGCCCCATTCTAAAATGGATTGCTTTAACGCGGCGGCGCCGGGGAAAATTTCTTCGTTATAAAGTTTATATGTAACTTTAATCCAAAGGTACTTCGGCGCCGGGCGGCTAAAAGCGACAATTTGCTGGTCGCCGTTTTCGTCAACAATGGGAACTTCCGTGGTTCCGTAAGGCTGCATTCCGCTCGGCAAGTTTTCCCAAATCTTGTAAGCAACTTCTTCGTCCGAGCCGCCAACAACCATCGTTTCAAAGCACTTGCCGGGGCGCCCGTCCGCGTCGGTTGCTAATGTGCGATTGCTTATAACAACGGCATTTGTTACGCCGTTTACTTCGTTCATAAGGTGCGCGGCAATAGCCGGGTCGGTTCCCGTGCTTTTAATTTCTAGTGCGCTTTGTTCGCGGCGCACGCGGAAGGCGTTGTCGCTTTCGGTATTTGTACCGGGTACGCCCGTCACAATGTTGTAAACTTTTTCCCAGCCAGTAACCGGGCGGGCAATTTCATCAAGTTCGCCAATTTCGCACGTTTGCGCCCCGGTTTCCGTTGCGGTAAAGTTGCCAGTATTTGCGGCAAGCACAACCCAATCTTCCGGCAATGTGCCAGTAATGCCAACCAAATCGTCATCCCAAACAAGCAAGCCGCCGGAAGCGGGGCCGTCCAAAAATTCGCATTGCCCACCAGCCGAAGAAATTAGCGTGCGAAGCCTTTCGATATTGCTTGCTTGTGTGTCGTTGTTTAGCGTAACGTCGCCGAACGTAAAGTGAAAAACGTACTCGGTATTTTTGGCACTTCCATCGTCCAAAATAAGCAAGCGCTCGCAACCCTCGCGGCTTATTGCAACATCTGTATCAAGATTAAAAAACAAGTTGCCACGGGTGCGCACGGCTTGGGAGCCCGCCGGGATAGTTGCGTTTGCCTTGTCGGTAAACACCAGCGCCTCCACGCTGCACGCTTGGGCGGTTTTGCGCAAAATGCCGTTCAGCGCGGCGGCAAAATCAAGGGCAACGCCTTCGGCTTGGTTCGGGTCGCGGCTAATAAAAACTTCGTAAGCAAGTTCCCAAATATTCGAAAGGGCGAGGGCGCAATGCCCAACAAATAGCCCGTTTGGGCTGTCCACGCTGGTTTCAAAATCCGGTCCAAAAACTTCCTTGAAACTGGTTTCAAGTTCAAGGCGTATTTCCTGCAACGTTTTTCGTTTTAGCCCGGTTGGTGTAACGTAAGTTCCCATTTTACAAACTTCCTTCCGCAATGGTTCCGTCGGCGGCTTGCGCCCTAAAGGTTACGGAAAATTCGCGGGTTGCGCGGTTAAACAAAATGTCAAGCGTCAAAATTTTGGCAACGCCTTCAACGCCGGAAATTACGCTTGCCAAAAGTGAACGTATTCTTCCCAAATCCGGGTTCTTTTTAAAAACTTCTTCAAAGTAAGGCACGCCAACATCGCGGTCCAAAAAGCACTCGCCGCGAAACGTTTGGAGGCGGTGCCGTATGCGCTGACAAAGCAAGTCGCCGCCATTTTTGGCGCCTAGAACTGCAATGTTGCCATCGCCGCCCAAGTAAACGTCCCAGTCTTTGTCTAGTGCAAACTGCATTTTTAGAAGTACTCCTAAAATAAATATAACTTATTTTTCGGTTGAATTGCAACCCGGCAAAAACTTTTAAAAGGGTTAGCGCCGGGCGGTTCCCTGCACCCAAGCCAACGCTCGCCCGGTGCAACCCAAAAGGCTATGAAACGCCGCCTTCTATAACAATGGGAACGACGTTCGCTTGTGCGCTTGGGGAGCCCTGCACTTGCACCACCCCGGAGGCGATTGTGATTGTCATGGTCTTAATGTAGGCATCCACCTCCCCGGCGATAGCCTTTGCAAGTTCGCCCATCGCTGCCTCAAGTGTAACGCCTTCTTTGTTGTTTTTATTTGCGGCTGCAACCAGTTTGTCGGTCAAACTTTCTTCAAATGTTTTTAGAACCAAAGCCATTTTAATTTTCCTCCGCTGGAATAGGTGTGTTTGGTGTGGGCTGGGAAGTTGGTCCGGCGCCGGATGGGTGTATGTGCTTTAATGCACTAAAGCCCGGTCCCGTGCCAACGCCAACAAACACGTCACCGCGCACGATTAGGTCGTTGTGAACTACCAGTTGCCCATCAAAAACAATTTTCTTTGCTTGCCAGTGCAAAACGCCGTTTTCGTCCCCATAAATCCGCGCCTTGCCCTTTGTAGGCGCCGAATAAAGTCCGGGCAATGCAACCGCCGCGTCCAAGTTGAAACGGCTTGACGTCATGCCCTTTGCAGCCTTATCGCCCGCCTTCCAAGCGCTTATAT